TCGCACCACGTGCGAAACTTCCAGTGAGAGCGCCCCGTCAGACGACGTATAAGTAGATGCACGGCCCTCCGCCTTAATGCGCGGAAGGTTAGTAGCCACAGCGTTGTAAGTGACCACTGTCGGATCAGAGAGTGCCATAGGACCTTGTTCTATGTTTGTGCCTCTTGAGAAGAGACTGATGGGACATCTCGAATTATTTCGAGATGCCTAGAGCGGCCAAGATCGCCAATTGGCGTGGAGTTAAATCCACGCCGGTGAACTTGACGCCGAAAGGGGAACAACGAATCCGCTGCTTAATCGTCTTTGTGACGACAGCGGTAATCGTGTACGGCACGAGAGTGTCGTTCTCGCGTAGGGAACCATTCCAGACATAGGTCTTCTCGACCTTAGACTGGCACATGATATACCCATACACTTGAGCGGCACCCTCGGAGGACTGTAAAAACAAATGGCGGAGTGAATTACCGCTATTTGAGAAATAGTCCACAAGCCAAGAGAACGGAAGAAGCTCCCAGATGTCTGACAAATGAGGTACCACATGGTACAACCTTTGCCATTCATAGATGTTCTTGTTCCAGGATGATAAGTCCTTAGGAACGTGATACATGAACGCACCAGCGTACCAAATCTCACGATTTATACGCGTTGTAACGGTGCAGCCGGGAGACGTACCGCCCCAGAGGAAGGCCGTGAGGCCTGGACCTGAGGCAGTAATAGGAGCGAAGGCAACATTCTTGACTTCGGTCACTTCTTCCGGGATTTCAATGGGCTTAGTCCGGCGACGGATAAGCTTATCGGAATCCTTAAAGTACTGACGTAAAATGTCACCAGACGCATTCACCACCGTGTTAAAGTGTTGAATGTCCTGGATGGTCGGGAGGAGACCGAATACTGTATTAAGGTATTCGCCTCCCGGATCCCCGTTAATCAAAGCATGGCCAGGAAGGCCAAAGAATCTTTGATCTATAATGGGTTCACCCAAAGCGGTGATGGCATTGAACGGAGTACTCGTTGGAACCACACTGAGCATGATACGTTCTCCGATTAACTGGAGTTCGTTCTTGTCCATAGCATCCGCATTATTCCAAATAGTATTATTTGGAACCTTCCCAAGATATATGGCATTCATAAGATTCCATACATCTACGTGAGGACATAAGTCCCCAACGTATGTATAAGAAGGTGCGGCAACAGAGCCTCTTCGCAAATCGAAGTATGATTTACTTTCGACACGAAGGTTTAGCTTAGTTGTTGTAAAAGGTCCACCGACGTCTAGAGTTCTAGACAGTCTATTGGATCTTTTCAAATGCCAGAGGTAAGGATTATCGACAGACACTGTGTGTTGAAATTCACCTTCGGCTAATTTATCGCCGTAGTTATTCCACCACGTAGCGCCAGTCCATGGCAATTTGTAGGAGATCTCCCTACCGCTAAACTTGCGGTCAGTGGGTTTATTCCTACTTTTGACCACGGTCTGTAATCTGTCGAGGTACTCCCTCGTGGATTCCACCATTCTCTTCCCTTTCTAGGTGTGACGGCACTGTGTACCGGGGGCCCTTCG